TGCCCCAAATGTGGAGGCGAAACAAGGGCATTGCGTGCATTTAATGATGATAGGGCCGTTTCTCGTCTTCGAGAATGCAAACGGTGTTCTCACAGATTCATGACAACCGAGATGATAAACGAGGACGTCAGGGCAATTATGGATGTTTTAGCACAGCTACATAAACAAGTGATGCAAGAATAATCAATATTGCTGTGTATGCGTATGCATAGGCGTTGCCCAAAGGGTGACGCCTTTTTTATTTTAGAACGCATGGAGCAAAAACATCTAACATGGAGGATTCAGCGTGCCGCGTAAGAGGTTGAACAACGCCTTTCTGTGTCTCATGCTGGTTGCCGTAGCGTTCATGGCGTCCGCGTGCAACAGTTTTGAGGAAAACGCCTACAAAACCATCAAATCGGCCGCCACGGCTTACGATTCCGCGATGACGATTGCCGCCGACTATTACGGCGACATCACCGACGCAGACGAAAAGGCGGAGTTCTGGGCCAGCGTCGAAGCCGTCGCAAAGCCCGTCCATGCTGCGCTGGTCACCGCGAAAATGGCGTGCATGTCCTACTCCAAGGCCCTGGCCGCCTACCAAGAGGCGCAGGCCGCCGCCGCGAATCAGACCGACATATCCCAGCTTCAGACCCGCCTGACCGCCGCCAAGGCCGCCGCAAGCGCCGCCCTGGCCGCTGTGAGCGCGGACGCGATGGCTTCCGCAATTCAAACCATCATTTCATCTTTTTCCGAGGAGTAACCCGTGAGCATCGTTGCCATTATCGCGTTGCTGGTCAAGGCCCTCCAGTACACCCCCGAAGCCTACGAAGCGGTGAAGAAGATCGTCACCGTATGGGAAGAGCAGACCGGGGAGACCGTCACCGCTGACGAGTGGGACACCATCGACGAAATGCTCAAGGCCCCGGCCGAATACATCAAGTCATCGGATGCGGCCTGATGCCGGACAAGGCGACACATTTTATCCAAGTGGTGGGGGGCATCGCCCCCCCCATATTGGTTGCCCTTGCCGGCGGCGCTGTGCGGGTGTTGAGGGGGCCGGGGCCATGCTCTTTGCGGTACGTGGCTGCGACGGTCATCACCGCAGCATTTACCGGCTACCTGACTCACTCCGTTTTGACATCCATCCACCTTGTCCCGGACGGGGTGCGGACCGCTTGCGTCGGTATCGCCGGATATGCAGGCGGCAAGCTCTTGGACATCCTGGCCGAACGATTTTGCAAGGTGGCCGCGTCCAAGGTGGATCGTCATTTAGGGAAGTAGCGCCATGCCTGCCGACCTCCCCCCCACCGCTCAAGTCATCGCCGACATCATCGGCAGGGAGAGGACCTTGCGCCTTGCTCGGGCCGTGCGATTTCGCGGGGTGTATATCCCGGCGGACATGCCGGCCCGGCATTGGTTGCGGGCTGTCGTGGGAGACAGCGCGGCCGAAGCCCTGTCCCGCGAGTTCGGCGGTATCCAGTTACCACTGGCGAAATGCTCCAACGTGTACCGAGCCGAGCGCGATAGGCGAATCCTCGCCATGCGCGGCCAGGGCCAGACAGTGAAGACGATAGCCCGAACCCTGAACCTCAATGAAAGCACTGTAAGGACAATCATTTATCGCGCACAGAAACCCGTCAAGGGGAATCCAGGGTTCGAAATGCAACATTCCTTATAAACATTACATCTCAAACCCTGGAATCACCTGGAAGGACATAGAAGCCCCTAAAAGTTTTTACGGGTCCTTACCAGGGGGGGCGTATCGAGGGTTGATGCTGAGCGCGGGATTTTTTTTGTGGGAGGCGGATTTTCGTTATTTTCGTAGTCGGGCGGATGGAGCCTGTGGATAACCAGCGCAACCAATCGAAATAGTAATGAAAGAACAGTCGCAAATTGAACAGAAAAAAACGGTTGTGGATAGGAAGTCCCTATCCATTGCGCTTGGCGTCTCGGAGCCTACGATTTTGGCCCGAGTTCGGGAGGGAATGCCCGTGCTCCGGAGGGGGGGGCGGGGGCGACCATGGCAATTCGACCTTGCGGAGTGTGTGGCCTGGACCATGGACCGCGCCGTCCGGAAGGCTACCGGCATCGTCAAGGGCGATGAGACCGACGCGGAGCTTAACCGCCGGCTGCTGACAGCGAGGGTCAAGCGCGAAGAGATCGAAGCAGCCAAGGCGGCCGGGGAAGTGGCTCTTGTGGAGGAAGTGGAGGCCGCCGTCACGTCAGCGTTTGTTGAAGTGCGGCAGGCCATGCTGTCCATTCCAGACCGCGCCGCCCTGCGATTGCTGGCCGCCGAAGACGAAACCGACATCAAGGACATTTTGCGCGAGGAAATCGACCTCGCCTTGCACGCCCTGGCGGATATGGACCTGCTGGAATCCCCTGAAGATGATTCAGACGACTAGCCCCCGCCTCAGCAATCGCCGCGCCCTCAAGAAAATTTTTCGCCGCGCCGGGCGCCGGTTCCGGCCGCCCGAGCGCTGTTCCGTGTCCGAGTGGGCGGACTCCCACCGTATCGTTTCCATAGTCAACGCCATGCCCGGCCCATGGCGCACGGACAACGCGCCGTATCAGCGGGAGCCCATGGACGTGATGGGGGACCGCCGGACCCGGCGCGTTACGCTGATGTGGTCAGCTCAGACCGGCAAAACGGAGTGCATCAACAACGGGATTGGCTATTACGTCTCTCAAGACCCGAAAAGCGTGATGATGATGCAGCCCACGTTGTCCGACCTCAAAACCTGGACTGAAACCAAGCTGACCCCCTTGATAGTTGATACGCCCGTGGTAAGCCGCGTTGTCGCCAAGCCGCGAGCCCGTGACGGCGTGAACAATGCGTTCATGAAGAGCTACCCCGGCGGCTTCCTCATGTTCTCGTGGTCCGGGAGCCCGAACACCATGCGGGGGCGATCCGCGCCGATCATCATTTCCGACGAAATCGACGGCTACACCATGACCGAAGAGGGGGACCCGGTAGAACTGCTTTGGCAACGGGCGGCCACCTTCGGGGACCAGCGCAAGCGCATCGAGACATCAACACCGACCATCAAGAATTTTTCCAGGATCGAAAAGGCGTTCGAGGCCGGCGACAAGCGGCGCTATTACTTGGCGTGTCCGCATTGCGGGGGGCCTCAACATCTCCAGTGGTCGAACGTGAAGTGGGACAAAGACGAAGAGGGGACCCACTTACCGGAAACAGCCCGCTATATCTGCGAGCACTGCGAAAGGGAGATTTACGACAAGCACAAGCCGGCCATGCTCCGGGCCGGGGTATGGTTAGCCGAGAAGCCGTTTCGGGGCCATGCGTCATTCCACCTTAATGAGCTGTATTCGCCCTGGCGCACTTTCGCGGACGTTGTTCAGTCGTTTCTAGACAAGAAGCAGGCAGGGACTCTGCAAACATTCGTCAACGTCTCCCTGGCCGAAACCTGGGAGGAAACCGGGGAGACGGTGGACGAGACCGGACTTATGGACCGGCGCGAGGAATACCCGTGCAAGGTTCCCATGGCCGGCGTGGTCCTAACCGCCGGGGTGGACGTGCAACCGGACCGGCTGGAATGCGAGGTGGTAGCCTGGGGCCGTGGCGAAGAATCTTGGAGTGTGGATTACAATATCCTATACGGAGACCCGGACCGTCCCGAGGTTTGGCAAGAACTCGACGACTATCTGGATCGCCGATGGATGCACGAGTCCGGCGTGGAACTGAGCATTTATGTGACCGCCATCGACTCCGGAGGGGCCAACACGCAAGCCGTGTACGCCTACTGTAAGACGCGCAAGGCCGCCCGGCGGTTCGCCATCAAGGGCAAGGGCGGGGAGGGCATTCCCATTGTGAGCGCCCCGACGAAACGCAAGACCGGCCGCCGTGGAGGCCGTCCGGTTGAGCTATTTTCTTTGGGCGTGGATCAGGCAAAGACACTTCTATATAAAAGACTCCCCTTGGAGGGCGCCGGCCCTGGTCACTGCCACTTCCCGGCGCACTACCAAGAGGAATACTTCCGCCAATTGACGGCGGAAAAGTGCGTAACCAGGTACGTGAAGGGCTTCCCGAAGCGTGAGTGGATCAAGACCTATGCCCGAAATGAGGCCCTTGACTGCCGTGTGTACGCCTACGCGGCGTTGTTGATCGTCAATCCCAATATCGAGCGCCACCGTTCGCGGCTCCAGGTCCGTGCGGATGATGCGGAGACACCGCCGCCGGACGATGCGGCCACGCCTTTGGAGCCAAACGACAAGCCGGAGAAAGCGCGGCGGAAGGCCAGGAAGCCCCGCCGCCGCTCCGGATTCGTTACGGGCTAGCTATTCGGCCCGCGTTTGGGCGCGGACCAGGGCCGCCTCCACCATGTACGCAGACCGGGTTTTCCCTTCGCTCTTGGCCGCGTGGTCAATGGCCTCCCACTGACTCCGCTTGGCGCTGGCCGTGCGGCGCTCGGTTGGATCGTCAAAAAAGCTGGTGTCGATGGGCGCCAGCACAACGGCCAACGCGGCGCGGCCGTCCTCGGACTCGGCAACCTGTTCCAACGGCGTCGGCTCGGGCAACGTCGCTTCCCCGTCCATAAACGCTTCAAAAGCATCCTGACATTCAGCCAGGGCCGCTTCCAGGTTGTCCGCGAGGCTATGCGCCGGGATATCGACGAACGACACCGCCCATGCGCTCCCTTCGTCGTGGTTGACCAATACGGGATACCGTTTCAACATATATACCCCCATGCGGGGGGCTTTCGCCCCCCTTCGTTAGGTTAGCTTGATTCCGGTTTGTTTCTCAATTTTTTTCAATGTTTGGTAGGGGACTTCTTTGTTGCCCTTGCTCAGCACGGTTTGCCGTCCGTCGGGGTGGCGAAATTTGATGTGCTTTTTGCAAGAAATCTTTTGAAATCCCGCCGCGATCAACGCCGCTTCAATCTCCCTTGTTGTGCTGTTCATGAGTCTTTTTTTACGTACTTTTTATGCATATGTCAACATTTTTTTAATTAAAACTTACGTAAAAAGTCGGTTCGCCCTTCTCAAACAAAAATTGCTCAACGCGCAGTGGCGCTCATTTTTCCCGTGGGCGATAACAAGGGCATGTTGCCGAGCATTCGCATTCCAAGCCGAATCGTAGCCGGATCGACCACCACTTGCCGCCTTTGCGGCTTCTCCCCCCAAGAAGGGTGGGCGTTATCGCTCGCCCTTCGCGGGGAAGGTGACCCGGTGGACGTGGAGGGAACCGCCGACGGGGACGCTTTCCTTGTCGAAATCCCCGCCGCCCTGACCGCTGGGAAGTGGTGGTGGCAGGTCAAAGTCACGGACGGGACAAACACTCATTTGCCCGCCGCCGGAGAGCTGCTGGTCGAACCCAACCTTTTCGACCAGGGCGGGAGTTACGACGGCCGGAGCGAAGCGCGCATAGCCCTGGACGCCATTGACGCCGTGCTTGCGAACAAGGCCACCGCCGATCAGCAAGCGTACACCATCAAGGGCCGGTCGCTGACCCGCTACGCCGTGGCGGACCTGCTGAAGCTGCGAAGCTTCTTTGCCGCCAAAATTCGCAAAGAGCGCGGGCATAGCGGTTTCAGGTCCAGGGGGGTGCGGTTCTAGTGGGCATCCTTTCTTTTTTGCGGGGCGACCCTCCGGCCCCTCCCGATGATCCGCCCAAGCGCCAACGGCCGGCGGGCATGCGCGTAGTCTTTCGCGGGTACGGCGCCAAGGGCGGCATGCCCGAGGCCGCCGATACGGACAGATTGACCGCCGGGTGGGCTACCAAAGCACTGTGCGCTCCATGTCGTTCAACGACGGACAATACGAAGTGCTGATTCCTACGGTGAGCGACGACGGACGAATCATGTCCACCGAAGAAGCTATCCAGACCTACCGCAGGACCGGCAAGCACCTCGGAAAATTTGATTCAGTTAAGGCTGCAGACGCTTACGCACAACAGCTCCATGAAAACC